TTTACAGATTTAGGTCCAGTTTAGAGGACTGGTCACCTCTTTCTATTATAGAGTTTGGGTGCTGACTTTAAATCTTTGGTCTGGTTTTTATTGTTAGAAGGGTAAGTCTTGCATTTCCCTTTCTATTGTTCTATTTAGTGCTTCTTTTTTAGCTAATGTATTAGCTGATTTTTTTAAGCGTATGTTTTGTAATCTTGAAGAGTTTTGCTCAAAGTATTTTTGGTTTTTAGGATTTTCTATTATTTCTTCGAGTTTTTCTTGTAATCTTGTATCTTCTGGATATTGGTTGTATCTACCATTGAGTCCAGTTATTCCCCATTCTTTAGAGAGGTGAGTTTTCTTTATTTCTAGTGTTACTTCTTTTAAAGAGTTTTTTTCTGATTTTAGGTTATTAATATGGAATATAAATGAAAATCCTCCCTCTACGTTAAATTCTCTTGAATATACACAATGATGCATATCTGTTCCTTCTTTAAATAGTTCTTTTGAGCTGGATATTAGTTTCCAGTTTGAAGGAATTTCAAGTTCTCCTTGGTAATTGTATTTGGTGTTAGGTACAAATTCCAGTTCTAATTCAGTCATTTGAGAAGTCCATTCTTGGTGAACTTCTTCCATTCTTTTTGGAGACCATTTGAAGTTTATTTTCTTATTTAATGCCAGTGCTTGAGGCATCATATCTGTTAGTACTTGTCTTCGGTTTTCATCAATGTTACTCCATTCCATTTTTTCTTGCATATTGCCATTTTCCCATTGTAAACCATAAGTTTTATTAGTTAGCATTTCTAATAATTGGTCTGGATTTGTCGCTAATTTTAAATAGTTTCTTAATGACCCTGCGTTGTGCATTATAGGACTTATCCAACAGTCATTTGCCTCCTCTAATCTTTTACAAGCTTGATATAGTAATTCCGCAGAAATCTTTTGTCTTAAACAGTATTTTATTACGTATTTGAAGTATTCTCTTGGATTGCTTATGTTTCCCTTTATAATCATTCCTGCTAATCCTGCTGTTATGAAATCTTTCCCCATTTGAGGTAATGCCATTACCCATTCGTTATTTGTGTATTTAAATAAATGCTCTAATGCCCCAAAATACTCTCTGGCAGGTCCTTTTTTCCATATTTTTAGCCTTTGGTTGGCTTTGCCTGTTTTTCTATAAGTAGCTCCGTAGTATGATGTTTTTTGGAGATATAATGAGTTTTTACCTATTCTTACTTCCAGGAAATATTGGACATAGTATATCTTTTCATCATCTTCCACTATCTTTTCAATTGATATGTTATCTATTTTTCCAGTATAGTATTGAAACCTTTGCATTTCAAAAGGTTGTTTGGATATTTTTTCAAACTCATCTAATCCTCTTTCTGATATGATAGTTTCTTTTCTGTTGGGTACTGTTGGGTAATTTTTATGCATTTTTCCTGGTTTTTAAATGTTGGTATTATATGTCTGTGGTTAAGACTTTAATTAGTCCTGTCTTTTGAAGGTCCATAAAATGATCTTGTGTAATCTCTATTTGATATCCACTTTTAAGAACTAAAGTATAAAAGTCAGTGCCATCAAATACTTTTGCATCAGGTTCACTGTGAAGCACAAAATGTGATATTTCATCTGGATTGATGTAATATTCTATTTGTTCGTGGTCTTTTCCAGGTTCTGCGTATAGAGATTTTAACTTTTTCTTGGGTAGTATTGCTATGAGTTGCATTTTCTTTTATTTATATGGGTTAGCCCTAATTCTTTATTTAATTTCCTTGTTGCTTTTGTGTTTAGCTGGGTTGCAGTTACGAGGTATCTATCATCTTTAGGATGCAGAGTGTAGTGCTCAGGAAATTCTATTTTGAGGTATTTTGAAATGTCTTTTAATGCTAGTTGTGCCGCTGAATGTATCATCTTATCTTGTTTTTGATGTTATTCTTTTAGTTTAGCTATAGTATAAAAAAGGCAGTTTTTTGGTTTTTCGCTTTCCACTTGCCTAGGTGGCATAACGCCTGATTTAACAGGTAATTATGTCCATTTATGCTTCTAATAGGTCTGCAGGGTGATGATCATTATTCTCTGGTTGATCTTTTTCATTGTTCACATCCCTGATGAATTTGTGGAATGTTAATTCAGTTTCCAGAACTTTAATGTACTCATCCATAGGTATTTTACCTGATGTTTTCTGGGAAAGGTTTGCTAGTTTTTCCCTGAAGTTTCTTATGATAGTTCTGACATCTGCAGAATGAAGGGAGGATGCCATTTCTAATAATACTGTTTTATCCAAAATTGCTCTTTCTCTTTCTGGACTTAATTCTTTGGTGTAATCACTGATTGGATATTCTTTTCCAGAAGGATCTACAAGTAATAGGTCTCCTTTTGCAACTTGTTCTTGGCTAACCATACTAGCAATGTTTTCTGTGTCTTTTCTTGTTTTTAATTTGGATGTATTTTCCATGTTTTCTCGGTTTTTAATGGTTTGATTAATTAATAAAGATATAACTACCACACTCTTTACATTTTCTACGCTGATTCCCATCAGTTAATTGAACTATAATGTTATGTTCATTAGATAGACAATTTGGACATTCTATGGGTTGAGGTATGAAATTGAATACAAGCATAATAATTAGTTTTAGCTATTGATATTAAATTTAAGGTTTTTTCTTTTATTTTAATAGTGAGTTAAAAGGAGGGATTGGTTGTTGGCCTTCAAGTATGACATAAGAATGCCACTTATTTATTAGACCCTGATGTCCTGTTAAACTATTAAAATAAAAAAAGGGGACAAAGTCCCCTTTCTTTTACTTTTCAGCCTTGGAATTACCTTTAGGTTTCCGAGGCTTAGGTGCTTTAAGGCCTGCGGCCTTAAGTGCCTTACAGTACAGCTCAAACTGTTCATCAGTTAGCTGTGCGTGTGGAAAGGTGAATTCACCGCCATCCACAAGAAGTACAGTTTGGTCCCCAAACTTTACTTGAGTTGTAGAATCAGGTCCTTTGAGGTCAAAGGGCTTCTGAGGCACAACATAGGTCGCAAGAAAAGTTGTGTGCAACTCTTTCTTAGACCTAAAGAATAACAGTGGACTATCCTTAGGAACATCTGTTAAAGGAATCCAGCCTTTAGGCGAATCAGGGGCAGAACCTTCAGGTTCAACCATAATAAGGTCTGATTTTTCAGGCCTTTCAATGAATTTACATTTGTAAATCATAATTGGGTAATTTAAAGATTAAACAATTTATTTAATTTAGAGCAGGGGTTTCCCCCTCTCAAATTATGGTGGGGTGCTTTCTGGAGAAGGTACACAACCTCGACTACACTTTTAATTTTCAAAAAAAATTTTATAAAAAATTTTCGGACAAAGGGGTGGGGAATAAAATAGGGATATAGAATAAGGAGATCAATACTAAAGAAAGGGGTAGCCTCTTTTAAAAACACCACCCCCTAAGAAAAGGGGGCTACAATTATGGAAGTTATTGTGAGTTGGTGGGGTAATTGCAAAGTTACAACGCAAAGTTACAAAAAATTATGGACATATGCAAGTTTTTTAGAAACTTTATTTATATTTGTTATATGTTATGGGTAAAGATAATGAAATAGCGGTAGGAATTAGACTTTATATTGGAAAACATATTGTAGTGGGGAATTACCCTGGTGAGTTTGAGAAGTATGTTAGCTGTAATATAGAAGGAGTGGAGTTAGGATTTGGTAATACCTTGGAGTGTAAATACTATGATGATTTGACAGGGTATATATACTTTCATTTTGATAATCCTGTTAGGAGAGCTGTTTTAGAAATGTTTTTTGAGGAGGAAGAGATAATAGATAAATTAATTAATAAAGAAAAAAAGAAATGTCTAGTAAAGGAGTTGGAGATACAGTAGAGAAAATATTAAGGTCTGCAGGAGTTAAGAAACTAGTAGGAGAGAATTGTAGTCCTTGTGACAAGAGAAAGGAAAAGCTGAACCAGATGTTTCCTTATAAGCAGAAATCATGAAAAAGATAACTAGTAGTAAAAGGCTAAGCAGCTCAAGTATAGTACTAGCAGCTAACTTTGCAATATTTTTATATGGTATTTATAAAGGAGCTGATTTGCAGGGACTGGGAACAGGACTTGCTATGTTGAATGCACCTTTGTATATGTACCTGTGGGGTGAGACCTCAAGACCATCATCTAAAGCAAGTGAAGTTTCTCAGTGATAATATATTGTATATAGTAATAGCAATCTTAATAGGAGCTATTATTTACATGCACCAGGAACAGGGGCCTGAAGAGATTGATTATAAGATCCTGGAATATGAAAGTGTTATTGCTAAAATGAAACAAGATGCTGATAAAGAGAGTAAAAGGGTAGATAGTCTGGTAGCAGAAAGAGATAGTACTCTAGCTGAACTGGCTAATAAGGAAATAGCAGATAAAGAAGTGATACATGAAAAGTTTGATAAAAAGAGGAGTGATATTCTCATTCTTAGTGATGATGAGTCTGTGGAGTTACTCTCAAAGAATCTTGGAGGAATCTGATTTTCCTGTAAAGATTGTATATCAGAATTCAGAAAGGGTGATCATTACCCTGGATCAAGTGGATTCTTTGAACATTGCATTTGCTAATTTAGAAGAGTGTGAGGAATATGAGGATAGCCTACACAGTGCTATTGAAGAATATAAAGAAATTATAATTAAAGGAAAGGAGGTAGAGGAATCTCTAGCTGGTCTAGTAAAGCAAAAGGATGCTATTATAGTAGAATCCAAAGAATTTAATGAGCAATTAAAAGAAGATAATAACAAAAAGAAAAAGAAGCTAAAATTCTTCAAACTCAGTACAGAAGTACTAGGAGGTGCAGTAGCTGTTTTATTGTTGGTATTGTTAATATAAATATTGATGAATATTTTGAAATGATATTAGTTTGAGTTAAGTTTGGTACTTTATTATTAATGATTGATAATAATTTGCCTACACTCACTTGGAAAAGGGCTGCTCTCCGCAGCTCTTTTTTTTATAAGATGTTTTTAGGACTATGACAGAAAGTTTTTTAATCTAACATTTGGAATTATATTCTCTATCATTTATATTTGTGTTAAAATATAATTATGGAGAAGAGTGTACCTATAAGGACAACTGAAAATAAATTCTTTCGTCAGTATTTAGAGTTATTAAATCCGCTGCTTAGATTGAGAGGCAAGGAGTTGGATGTTTTAGCAGAGATATTGTACCACAATCATAGGTTAGAGAATATACCAGAGAAACACAGGTGGAAACTCATATTTGACTATGATACAAAGACTGAAATAAGAACTAAACTAGAATTGTCAGATGCAAGCTTGAATAACAACTTGTCTGCATTAAGGAAGAAAGGGATTATAAGGAAGAATAAAGTAGCGGAAAGCTTCTTGATACATCCTTCTAATTACTGTAAGCTGACGTTTAGTTTTAATATTACTGCAGAAAATGGTGTTTCCAATAATGAAGAAAGTATATCAGGAGATAGCTAAAGAGCTAGAGATATCACCTGGATTAGTTGAAAAAGTAGTAAATTCGCAGTTTAAGTTCGTAAAGGACATAATGGCTACTGGAGAGAAGAACAGGCCAGAGACATTTAAGACCATACAACTTACACACTTGGGGAAGTTCGCTGTAAGAAAAAAGAAGATAGAGTTTTATCGGAAAAAGGTTGAAATGTCAGTACCAGAGGGAATGGAGTTTAATAAATCATATCCAATAAAAAAACTCAAATTATGAAAGGCGTTGATAAGGTACTACCCTCATTCTCAGAATTTTTAAAGAATCCCGTAGGATTAGTTGCCCTATTTGCATTGTTAGCAGTAGGGTATCTTTATATGGATGCAAGAGATGTTTTGACAGACCAAATAAAAGAATTAAGAATAGAGGTGAATCAAGTTAAGGAAGATTATGCAGATCTGCAGGATAAGTACCTGGAACTAATCGAAAAACTTAAAAACCAATGAAAAAAACAATAGGAGTTTTAATTTTCATGCTACTATGCTTAGGAGTAACTTGTTTTTCTACAAAAGATAAGCAAGAAGATCATACTCATGTAGAAAAGTATCCTTCTAAAGACAGTATTTTAAGTTTAGCTGATGAAGTGATCGAATATGTATTAACCAAAGAGAGCTCAAAACAAGATCATATAGACTCTTTGATAAGTACAATTAGTAACTCTAAAAATATATCTCAAAACAGTCTGAGAAGTATTGGAGTTCAATTGGCCTTGCAGAAAAGACAATGCGAAGAGTATAAAAGAGAACTGGACGCATATAGAGCTAAGAGGCTAGTAAGAAAGGATAGTGTTGTAATAGATTTGGTCCATAAGAAAAAGTATATGACCGATACTATTTGGGATACTGTCGTAGTTACCTATACTAAGGTGGTTGAGGAACCATCAAAAAAGAAAAATAAAAACAAAAACAAAAAAAAGAAGAGAAATGGATAATATAAATCTAACGTCCAGCAATGTATTAATTGAATGGAAAGAGGCAAAAGATGGAGCACTTCATTTGCCTGAAGAATTAAAGGCACAAATAGAAGCTCAGAATAATGGAATTACCAAAGCATTAGCTGTAGGTCCTGACTGTAAATCAGTCAAAGAGGGGGACTGGGTATTACTTAATGGAGCGGGAAGACTTTTAGTTTTAAATGGGATTGCTTATGGGATTATAAAAGAACACCAAGTAGATGCTACATTTGAAAAGAAACCAGTACTGGGTAGAAATGATCAGGATACAGTGCCGGGGCTGAAGACCAGCAAAACAGAAAATAAAATCAAAGTGTTTAATCAAAAACATAGCTTAAAATGATAATAGAAGTAGATAATTACCAGGGCTTAGAAACTCTGGAAATAGATATCCTGGAAGCAACGAAAGGAAAAACAGAATATGTTCTTAATAAAGAAAAGCCTGTTAAAGTAGAGCTGCATCCCAATGACTTTAAACAAGTAGAGAATGATCTAAAAGCTTTTGCTTCTTATGAAGGACTAAGGAATGAAAAAGAGATCATGTCTAATAAGTGGCAGATGGGAGATGTATATGTGGTTTTTGTAAAAAGGAAAATAGCAAGAAACTTTAGTACCAATGGATCTGTTTGAAATAAAAGAAGGGCAAGTTACATTTTCCCCGCAAGCTTTAGCTCTTAGACCTTTTGCCAAACTTTGGAAAAGAGATAAGAAAAAAGGAAAGCCTGTGGCAGTAGCAGAAATGGCTGCTGTATACTTCTTTGCAGATTATAAATCAGATTTTAGTGAGATTTATAACCTCCAAGAGAAACTTGATGTAATAAAATCCGTAGTAACAGGTATGGATCCTGAATGGGAACCTGATGAGGTATTTAATGAAGCCGTGGATTTTTATAGAAGCAGGCAAGAAACAGTATCCACTATATTGCTGGGAGATGCAAGAAATGCAGTAGACAAGATCAGTAGGTTTTTGAGAGGCATTGATTTGAATGAAGAAGTTAATGGAAGACCTAAACACGATATTAAGAAAATTGCAGATACTCTAGGCAATCTTAGTAGGATCACTGAATCTCTGCAGAAACTAGAGGAACAGGTAAAGAAAGAACTGCAGGAAAAAGAAAGTATGCGAGGAGGGCATGAAAAAGCAATCTTTGAAGATGGAATAGTTTAATGGGACCTATTTATAATAAAAAGCAGACAGTTATAAGTCCTCAAAATTGGGAGGACTTAGACAGAGATGTTAAAATGGATCTTGTAGACTCAATAGAGTCTATAGAGTTTATTAGATTATTAATAGCTGAGAATAGACCTTATGCTGTAGATATGCCGGAAGATGAAGAAGGAAAAATAATTCCTAATATTCTAAATCCTCATATCTTAGAAGACATGGATTACTTTAGACAAGCTGCCATTCACTATCAAGAAAATGGTAAGTACACTAATTTGTATCCAAATTCTCACCCACAGTCTGAGTATTATAAGTTTTGGAAGGAAGAGGCAAGGAGATGTAGAGAGGGGAGAGTTAGAGAAGATGGGGAATGGATCCCAGGAGATTATTATTTCTACCTGAATTATTCCCCCATCTTCTTGACTAGGACTAGAGAAGGGAGTAAAAAAGCAGATAGAATAATTGACTTTCCAAAAGTATACGATGGAGACTACTTTTATTACCACTATGTTGAGCAGGCAAGGGAAGATGGGAAGCATGGAGGAGTGTTGAAATCCCGGGGTAAAGGATTTTCATTTAAAGGAGGATCAGGATTAGCTAAACATTTTGTAGTTGGATCTAATAGTACTTCTAATGTAGGTGTGAAATCTTTTGCAATAGCAAATGAGAGAGAATACTTAACAAAAGATGGGGTACTTAATAAATATATAGATATTGCAGACCACTGTTCTAAACACACACCATGGCCAAAAGTAAGACAGTTAAAGGATTCCTGGAATGAAATGCATTGGAAAATGGGATATAAAGATCCCAAAAGCGATAGGGAGAGAGGCATAAAAAACGAGGTTATGGGGGTTACTCTAAAGAATGACCCCCAGAAAGCTCGTGGTAAAAGAGGGGCTTACCTAATCTGGGAGGAGATGGGTAAATTTCCAGGTTTCCTAACTGCATGGCAAATAGCAAGACCTTCAGTGGAGGACGGTGATTTTGCTTTTGGAACTATGATTGCATATGGTACTGGTGGTACTGAGGGAGCAGACTTTACAGGAGCTGAAGAGTTATTCTACTCTCCTAGTGGATACAATGTAAAACATTTGCCTAACATTTTTGATAGAAATACTAATGGAAAAACAACTTCAGCATTCTTCTTCCCAGAATACCTCAACAGAACAGGATGCTATGACAGAGATGGAAATTCAGACGTTATTAAAGCTCTGGTCCAAATCCTTGAAAACAGAACAAAGATTAAAAAAGGGGCTTCTGACCCAAACACTCTTGTACAGGAAAAAGCAGAGAGACCTATTACTCCGCAAGAAGCCATCATGCGAAGAGAAGGAAGCCTTTTCCCTATTGGGGATCTTAAAGACTATTTGGCAGAAATTATGCCGAAGGTAAACAAATTCACAGGACCTCACTGGGTAGGAAGATTAGCAATTTCTGGTGACGGAGAGGTAGAGTGGAAAATGGATGTTAGCAAAAGAGCAATAAGAGATTATCCAGCAAAAGATATTAATAATAAAGAACGAGCTCTTGAAATATTTGAAATGCCTTATAAAGATTCTACAGGGAATACTCCTACAGGACTTTACATTGCAGGTATTGACCCTATAGATGATGATGACAGCACTACTAATTCGCTATACTCATTATTTATTCTCAATACTTTGACTGATAGAATAGTGGCAGAATACACAGGAAGAACTTTTGATGCAACAGATTGCTATGAACTTACTAGGAGGGCCTTGGTCTTTTACAATGCGCAAGCGTTATATGAAAATGACAAGAAGGGGCTTTATGCTTATTTTAGAAACAAGAACTGTCTTAGCTTACTTTCAGATACTCCTGAGATTGTAAGAGACATGGACATGGGGACTATTTCCAGAATAGGAAATAAATCCAAAGGGGTGAACTCCTCTGTAAAAATAAATGCCTGGGGAAGGAGACTTCAGGCTCAATGGATGATGCAAGAAGCTTATGAGCAAGAAGAAGACGAAGGCCCTGAGCTACTTAATCTCCATAAAATAAGATCCATAGGTTATATAAAAGAAGCCATTGCTTGGAACCCAGACATTAATACTGACAGGGTTTCTGCCATGGGGATGCTTATGATACTTAGAGCAGATAGAGAAAGATTAGAGATAACTATGGAGACAAAAGAAGAGACTTTGGCAACAGATGATTTCTGGGATAGGAGCTTTAAATCAAAGAAGAGTTTCTATATGGAAAATAGCTATATAGAAAATAATTATAATTAGAAATTGCAAAAAAATTAGTTTATTATTGTAAGTTTTACTAAAACCTAAAAAAATGCCTGATAAATCCTCACTCCAATTTCCTTCCCAAAAATTATCAAAGTCTAAGAAGACTAAAAAATGGGCAGAAGACTGTATTAAGGCTGCAGAAGATTTAGCCATCTTTAGATACAGTGGTATAAGAGAATCCTATAGAAACAAACTTATTAATTATAATCTTGCAAATGATGTATTAGATATTGCAGATTTAGAGACAGTTTGTAATCCCATGGGAATTAAAGATGCTACATTCCCCGCCAAAATGCAAAACTATCCTATTGCTAATCCAAAGATAGACTTACTGGTAGGAGAAGAAAGAAAAAGAAAGTTTGATTGGAAAGTAAGAGTCATTAATGATGACGCTATTTCTGAAAAAGAAGAGGTAAAGAAAAAACAACTTTTTGAGCTGATTTCAATGCAGATCCAGGCAGAAGCTTTTGATGAGCAAGAGGCTCAAAAGGAATTACAAGAACTACAAAAGTTTCATTTATATGAGTACCAGGATCTAAAAGAAAGAACTGCCTCTCAAATTTTAGAGTATCTATATAAAGTAAATCATCTAAAAGAAGAATTTGCTAGAGGATTTGAAGATGCTTTAATAGCAGGTGAAGAAATATACTGTGCAGATATAATAGCAGGAGAACCTGTTCTTAGAAAATGCAATCCTTTAAATATCCATACAGTAAGGTCTGGAGAAAGTCCCTTTATTGAGGACGCAGATATTATTGTAGAAGATGGGTATTATTCTCCAGGGAAAGTAATAGACATGTATCATGATGAACTTACTCCTGGAGATATGCAAAAAATAGCTCAAGGGACCAGTAGTAATGAAAGCGAGAATAGCTTTATAAAAATAGGTCAAACAGAACCTTCTATATTAATAGATGGAATAATTGACACTGATAACATGGCTTCATTGAGAACTTTTGGAGAGTATTGGGACTTTGAAGGAAACATAAGAGTAATAAGAGTAGTATGGAAATCATTTAAGAAAGTAGGGAAGTTATCTTACTATGATGAGGAAGGAATGCCCCAGGAAACTTTAGTATCAGAAGATTACAAGATAAACAAAGAAGCAGGAGAAGAAATTAAATGGATGTGGATTAATGAATGGTGGGAAGGGACCAGAATTGGAGAAGGTATTTTTGTAAAATGTCAGCCCCGTCCTTTACAATTTAGGACCATGGCCAATCCTTCTAAATGTGAACCAGGTTATGTAGGAGTTGCTTATAACATAAACTCCTCTAAGGCTAAGTCTTTAATGGACAGAATGAAGCCTTATCAGTATCTGTACAATGTATTTATGTATAGAACAGAACTTGCATTTGCAAAAGCCAAAGGACGTATAGCTTCTTTGGATCTCGCACAAGTTCCTGATAACTGGGATGTAGATAAATGGATGTATTATGCAGAAGTAATGGGATGGGCAGTTAAAGATTCCTTTAAAGAAGCAAAGAAAGGAGCAGCTCAAGGAAAGTTAGCTGGCCAAATGCAAGCGCAAACTCCAGTGTTAGATTTAGAATTGGGTAATTATATTCAGCAACATATTATGATGCTTCAGTTCTTGGAAGTTCAAATGGGAGAAATTGCAGGAGTAAGTAAACAAAGACAAGGGCAAATAGAGAACAGGGAGCTAGTAGGAAATGTAGAAAGATCTGTAATTCAATCCAGTCATATTACAGAGAAATGGTTTGCTCTTCATAATAATGTAAAAGTAAAAGCACTCAATACTTTATTAAATACCGCAAAGCTTGCTTGGAGAAATGAAACCGATAAAAGGTATCAATATGTTTTAGATGACATGTCTACCATGGTACTGCAATTTGACGGCAGTGAATTTAGAGAATCTGATTACGGTATAATGGCAACAGATACTTCTTCCAATGCTGAGCTGCTTAATGTAATGAAACAACTTGCACACGCAGGTATCCAGAATGATAAAATCAACTTCTCTCAATTGATGGATATTTACATGACCCCATCTATTGCTTCTGTAAGAAGAAAAATTGAAACTGCAGAACAAGAGAAGCAACAACAAATGCAACAAGAACAAGAACAGGCTCAGAAAATGCAACAAGAACAAATTCAAGCTGCTCAACAGCAACAACAAGCAGAGCAAGAATTTGAGATGGCTAAGATAGATAAGGAATATATGTATAAGATAGAAATAGAGAAGATGAAAGCAGGAGCTAAATTTGCAGAAAAAGGTATAGACTTAGACAGGGACGGAATTCCTGATGCTTTAGAGGTAGAGAAAGTAGAGTCTCAAGAAAGGATTAAAGAAAAAGAGATATCATCTAGAGAAAAAATAGAAGATAAAAAGATAGCTACTACAGAGAAGAAAATAATTGCAGATAAAGAAATAGAAAAACAGAAAATAAGAGATAAAGAAAAAGATAGGAGAACACAATTACAAGTAGAAAAACTAAAATTAAAAAATAAACCAAAACCAGTAAAAAGTAAATAATAGCTATACAAAACTAATTTTTAAAATTAGAATGTATAACAAAAACTTGGGAAAAATAGTATAATTAATTAATATTGTAACACTTTAAATTAAAGGCAAATGGCAGATGACAAATTATTTGATGTAGATTTTAGTAGTCTTACTGATACAGAACCCATCACGATGGAGGAAGTAAATACAGAAAAGGTTACTGAAACAGTTACTGTGGGAGACAGTGATGACACATCAGAAACAACAACAGAAGAGAGTCCGGAAACTCCGGAAAACAAAACAGAAACAGAACCAAAAGAAGACCTCTTGGATATCGGCACCCTAAATGGTGAAGAACCTGAGGAATCTTCTGAAAAAAAGGAGGCAAAACCAACAGAAGAGAAGATCTCTGTAGAAGATACAAAAGCAAGCCCTAGTAGTGAGGGAGACTCTTCTCCTATAGCTCCATTTGCCTCTCTCCTTCATGAAAAGGGCTTTCTACCTAATCTAGATTGGGATAAGTTTAATGGATCTGATAATAAAATTGAAGCTTTGGCAGAAGCAATGAGAACAGAAATTGAAGCTGCTAATTACAATTTTATTAACTCATTTCCCCCTGATTTAATTGAAACTGCAAAAGCAGTTGCAAATGGAGTTCCTTTTAAAGATTTGAAAGATTCCACTATAAAACAATTAGATTACGGAAAAATCCAAGGGAAAGAATTATCAGAAAATACTGAACTTCAGAAAAGACTAATTGCTGAGCATTTACATTCTAAGGGATTCAAATCTAAAAAAATAACTAAGCTTTTAGAGACTTATGAGGATACTGGAAGCTTAGAAGACGAAGCTACAGAAGCATTGGATGATCTTAAAGATCTTTACGCCAAGCAACAAGAATATGTAAAAGAACAGCATAGTCGTCAACAAGCAGAATTAGAAGAAAGAAACAAAGCTACTATGCATCATATTCAAAAAAGCATAGAAGATGTTGATGAAATTATTCCAGGAGTTAAACTCAATAAACCTACAAGAGAAAAGTTATTTCAGAATATGACTCAAATTGTAGGTGAAGATGAGAATGGAACTCCTCAAAATTTTGTTATGTCTATGAGAGCTCAGAATCCCATAGGCTTTGATCTTGCAGTAACTTACCTCGCTGATGTAACTAAAGGGTTTACAGATTGGGGCAAGATAAAGAAAGCAGGAAAAACAAATGCTGTTAAAGATTTTGAAAAAGCTCTTGGCAGTACAACTCATGTATCAGGAAGGCCCAAAGGAGATCCTATGGGAGAAGATAAAGCTTCCGATGCATTATTACAAAGTCTAGAAACTATGTTTCCAGCAGCAGCAAAATAAATCAATTAATTAATTATTAACTAAAACTAAGAAAAAATGCCTAAAATTTCACCATTTCAGATGACAGAAGCACAGGCGTGGGCTGGCTTAACAACCAAGAACCATTTAGGTGCTATCTATCAATCCAAGCCCCAGATGGCATCTAAACTTATGACAAGGATTGCTCAGACAAACTTTGGATTAGATTTGGATAGCTACCTTGACCAATTCTCACCTCTGTATCTAGACACAGATGATGACTTTGAATGGGATTTGATTGGTAGTGCAAAAAAGAATGTTCCTCTTGTAGAAGCAAGGATCGCAGGAACAGCAGTTGATGGAGCCAGCACTGCTGGCTTAAACTTTACAGAATTTGAATTAGTTTTTCCTGAACAATGGTTCTCAGATGAGAATGTAATTGTTGGTGAGAAAAACGAAGTTTATTCTGTGCAAGTAATTGCAGATCCAACTCCAGAAGGAACTAACTGGGTATACCGAGTAAAATTAATTACTGGTGATCCAGATTTGTATTTTCCTTATGATGAGTTAACATCAGGAAAACGATTTTCTAAAGACTGGTCTTTGGTAGAACAAACTCTATCTAAAAAAGGTGGTCTTGTGAACTTTGTATCTCCATTTAAAATGCGAAATGCTTTCTCAATGATCAGGATGCAGCACACTGTTCCTGGTAACATGATTGACAGACCTTTTGCAACAGCTTGGAGAGATGACAAAGGAAATGTTCACAAAACCTGGACTCAGTATGAAGATTACCAATTTGACATGCAATTTCGTCAAGAGAAAAACAGGTTGTTGATGTATGCGCAAGCAAACAAAACTACTGATGGTAAGTACAAGAACTTTGGAAAGTCTGGACACATCAAGAAGCAAGGAGCTGGTATTCGTCAGCAAATGGAAGCTTCTAACACTAGCTATTACAACAACTTCTCAATTGATTATTTGATTGATATTCTTTTAGATCTTTCTGAAGGAAAACTTCCAAGTGACAAACGAGAATTTGTAATGAGAACTGGTGAGCGTGGTGCAGTACAGTTCCACAAAGCAATTGAGAACAATGTACAATTGTTTACTCCACTATATAATGAAAGCCGCATGTATAAAGCAGGTGGACAGTCAGGTGTGAAAATGCCTTATGGTTATGGTGGACAATTCATAGAGTACATGGGTCCTCAAGGAATTAAAGTTAATTTAAGTATTGATTCTCTATACGATGATAGAGAAAGGAATAAGATCTATCACCCAGATGGTGGTGTTGCAGAATCTTACCGCTATGACATTTTAGATGTTGGTACTTCTGACGGAGAACCTAATATCCGAAAAGTTTATGTTACAGGAAGTGAAGACGGAATGGGCTATGAGCCAGGATTACGTCATCCTTTCTCTAGAGGTGGTGAGAGAAACATCATGGCACATTCTACTGATGGCTACACTGTTCACAGATGGGCTATGTGTGGTGCTATGGTTAAAGATCCTTCAAGGACTGCTCAGATCATTCCATCAATCTTAGCATAAACAATTAAATAATAGGACAAATGGAGACAACAGTTGTAAAAAAATCTACTTTTACCTTACCAGAGAAGAAGGTATTAGTAGTTCCTGTCAGGAGAAAAGGGAGGTGGTTACCAGATAACCATGAGGCATCCTTTTTGTTTAAACATTCATATTTCCAGGTAGTAGTACCTAAAGATGGTAGAAATGGAGAATTGAAAGATCCTCTTACAAAAGAGGAAAGAGATTTCTTTGAAAGTAAAGCATCAGGATTAGCTTTAGAAAAGGGAGATCTTTCCACTTTAAAAAGAGAAAATAACTATTGGAGCAATTTTCGAGTAAAGCTTGATAAAAATGTTCTACAGTTAGATCTTTCTAATGCCATGGATTACCTTAGGTACAAAGTACTTGCAGTAAATACGGAGATCATTGCTCCTTCCGCAGAAGATAAATATGCGAAAGGTACTTATAGATTTGCAATAGTAGAAGAAGACTATCAGCA